CAGTAACTGTTGTATCATCTACTCTTGGTGGTAGTACTGGTAATGCAAGAGTAGTTTTAAGAGTTGTTGGATAAATAATTAAAATCTAACGGGTGGAGAGTGAAACCCAATGGCTATTAATAAGGCATTCGTCGTAAAACACGGATTAGAGGTCAATCAAAACCTTATTCTTGCAAATGCGACCAATAACCGAGTTGGTATTGGCACTTCAATTCCACAATATACTCTGCACGTTTTAGGTGGAATTGGAGCAACTGATGCACGTATTACTGGAGTCGCAACAGTTCTTAACCAATTAAGAGTTGGAACTGGCGGAACAATCTTCAGTGTCATTGCAGGACCAACAGGATTTGGTCAATCTGTCGGTGTTGGAACTGCAAATCCAGCATTTTTACTTGATGTTCGTTCACCAGTTTCTACAGGGCAAACAGCACTCTATGTTCAGGGTGATGCAAGAATTACTGGTGATTTAATTGTTGACGATTTACTATTTGATCAAGCAGATATTACAAGATTAAATGTATCTGGAATTTCAACATTTGTAGGATTTTCATCATTTAGAGATTCTGTTTCAATTGAAGACAATCTTTATGTTGCTGGTATTACTACAGTTGCTGCGAATGGTGGTATCACAACCACAGGTGGTGACTTTTATGTTGGCGGAAACTTCTATAGTAATGGTGGAGTAATTGTTGATACTGACCTTTATATTATTGGTATCGCTACTATTGGAACTCTTGATGTTCTTGGTCTCTCAACTACAAGAGATCTTTATGTCGCTGGATTTTCTACCTTTGTAGGATTCTCCACATTCCAGGATTCTGTTTTCATTCAAGACAATTTACAAATTAGTGGTGTATCAACATTCGTAGGATTCTCCACATTTAACGATTATGTTGTTATTCAAGATGGATTAAGAGTCATTGGTGTTTCTACTTTTGCTGGGATTACAACTGTTACTGGCGAAACTTTATTTACAAAACAACTGAATGTTTCTGGTATTACCACTTTAGGAACTGTAAAAGTTTCTTCTGGTATCATCACTGCAACATCAGGTATCGTTACTTACTATGGTGATGGATCATATCTCACTGGAAATGCAAGAAATCTCACCGCAACAATCGGTATTGGAACTTCTGGAAGTGTAGTTGGATACGGAGTTTCATTCCTAGATTTAAGAGGACCAGGACTCTCAACAGTTTATTATGATAATTCTGTTGGTATTGCAACCATTTACCTTCAAGGTGGCGGCGGTGGAGCAACAATTGGTATTGGAACCACTCCAGGAGAGGCATTTGTTGGTGTCGTAACAGCAGGTAATCTTTGGTATAACTCATCTCTTGGTAGAACCTTTATCTACTATCAAGATGTTGATAGTGCTCAATGGGTTGATGCATCACCATCTAATGTTGGTGTCATTACTTCATTAATTAATGTATCCTTTGCACCAGGGTCTGCAACATCTCCATCAATGTATTTTGTTGGAGACTCTCAAACTGGATTCTTCTCTCCAGGAGCAGGACAGTTTACTGTTGTATCTGTAGGTTCATCAATACTGAATATCAATCCAAGTGGTATTAATGTTACTGGTATTGTAACTTCTACCAGACTATCAACAGGTAATGTTGTTTCATCTGGTATTGTAACTGCTCAAGACTTTGATGCTCTTAGTGATATCAACTACAAAGAAAACATCAATACTGTAAATGGTGCTCTATTAAAAGTAGAACAACTTCGTGGTGTGAAATTTGATTGGAAAGAAAGTGGACTTCCTTCTTATGGCGTCATTGCACAAGAACTAGAACAGGTTCTTCCAGAACTGGTTCACGGCAATGATCCAAAGACAGTCAATTACAATGGTATTATTGGAGTTCTCATTGAAGCAATCAAGGAATTGAAAGCAGAAGTAGAAGAACTTAAGAACACTAAATAGTAAAAACTACCCAGTGTATACGAGGACGGTAGATGGCAATTAAGATTTCAGGAACTACTGTTATTGATGATAGTAGGAATATACAAAACGTTGGAATTTTAACAGCATCAACTTCCGCTACAGTAGGTTCTGCTGTTACGATCAATGCTTCTGGTATTAATGCTTCTACAGGTATTATTACTGCATCAAGTTTTAGTGGTTCTGGGTCTGGATTAAGTGGTGTAAGCACAAACTTTAGAGCATCAATCGGTATTCAATCGGCAGGAACTGTAATTGGTGCTGGTATTACACAACTTAACTTCATTGGTGCGGGTAATACTTTTGCTGTAAATGGAACAACAGTAAATATTAGCATCGCTGGCGGCGGTGGTAGTGGAGTTACATCTCTTGATATTACTTCCAATCTCTTCTTCTAAATAACAAAAAGGACGGAAAAATGGCACTTAGAAAAACAGAACTACTTAATGTAACTTCAGTTACTGGCATTGCAACTGTTGGTATTTTAACTGTAGGTGTGACTCAAACTGCTGGTGGAGTTGGTATTGCATCCACGACTTATATTCGTAGCATTGTAATGCACAATACTGGTCTTGGAACTGCAAGAACTTCACTGTACATTTATCCATCAGGTGTTGCAGCAACTGGTGTTGGAGTAACTGCATATAGAATTTTAAGAGTTGATTTAGCACCAAGCGAAACAACATTCTTTGAAACAAACTATCCAATTACACTAACGAACCAAGATAAACTGGTTGTAGAAGTCAATGCACCTGATACTGGCGGCGCTGGTATTGGATCTGCTGTTAATTTTCTAGTCAACGGAGATACTGATATCTAATTATGGTCGTAAGAGCACTAGGTAATTCAGCGGCAAGTTTTAGAGATCGGTTCAATAGAACTGGGAACAGGGCTTCTATACCTTATGTTCCGCCACCATTTTCTGCTACTGGAGGAAATGTAAGTGCTCTTGCACCAGGAAATGGATATAAGTATCACACATTTACAAGTCCAGGAACATTTACAGTAACTTCTGGTACTGGTGATATTGAATATATTGTAGTTGCTGGAGGTGGTGGTGGAGCAAATGGTGGTGGTGGAGGTGCTGGTGGATTACTATCAAACTCCGTTCAAATGCCTTCTCCAACCAGACAGGCACCTTTTCCGGTTTCTGGTCCATCATCATATCCAGTTGTAATTGGTGCTGGTGGAGTAGCTGGTTTAGCTTATCCAGGAGCAACAGATGGTGGTCAAGGAGGGACATCATCTTTTGGTCCAATATCAGCAACTGGTGGTGGAGGAGGAGCAGGTGGAGACGCTGGGCCACCAGGCGCAGGTGGTCCCGGTGGATCTGGTGGTGGTGCGATGGCAGAAACATTTGGCGCAGGAACTAATCCAGGAGGAGCAGCAACAAATTATCCAGGATCAAATCAGCAAGGATATCCTGGTGGTGGAGCATATCAATATGTTGGAGGTAATTCAAGCACTGGTGGTGGTGGAGGTGCTGGGACAGCAGGTCAAGATGGAAGTCCTCCATCTGCCCCAGTACCAACAAGAAAATCCGGTGATGGTGGAAATGGACTTCAGTTTCCAGCATTTACTGGACCACTTATTGGTGTGCCTGCTCTTGCACCATTAAGTGGTTACTTTGCTGGCGGTGGTGGCGGCGGATCTTGGGGCAATCCTGGTGGCGCTGGTGGTTTAGGTGGTGGTGTTGCAGGATCTGGAACAGGAACAACTCCTGCAGGTGCTCAAGCAAATACTGGTGGTGGGGGAGGTGGATCTGGATACCCTAGTTGGGTTCCTGGTGGAACTGGCGGATCTGGTATCGTCATCATCCGCTATCTAGCATAAATATTCAAAAAACGCTATAAGATGTCTCTTCGTTCCTTAAATAATCCAATAGCATCGTTTATAGATTATCTTTCCAAGACTGGAACGGATGCTTCTGGGCAAGTTGTTGCACCATCAGGATTAACAGCAACTGGTGGTGTGATTAGTGATTATACTGATGGTTCTACTGTTTATAGAGCACACATTTTTACTTCATCTGGAACTTTTACAGTAAGTGCATTAGGAACTTTTGGATCTAATGTAGAGTATCTTGTAGTTGCTGGGGGTGGTGGTGGTGGAGGTACAACAGGTGGAGGTGGTGCCGGAGGTTTTAGAACTAATGTATCCGGACACCCTTTAGCAGGTTCAGCATTTCCAGTATCAACTTCACCTGGTTCTTATACAATAACAGTTGGTGCAGGTGGAGCCGCTGGTGGTGGACCAACTGTCGCTAATGGTGGAAGTGGGGGAAACAGTATATTTTCAACAATAACTTCTGCTGGAGGTGGCGGCGGCGGTTCTCCTGGAGTTTCTGGCGGATCTGGTGGTGGTGGGGCTGGTGGAGCTCCAGCACCTGGAGGAACAGGAAATACTCCACCCACATCTCCACCACAAGGAAATCCAGGTGGTGCTGCTGGAACTCAAACTACTCCAACATTTTATCCTGGAGGAGGTGGAGGTGGTGCAGGCGGTTCTGGAGGAAGTTCTCCAAATAGTGCTGGTGCGGGTGGTATTGGGTCTCAAGTTCTTATTGGAGGTCCTCCTACAATAACACAACCAATAGGAACTCCTGGACCAAATCCTGGTGGTGGTTATTTTGCAGGCGGCGGTGGTGGTGCTACATATGGTGGTCAAGCAGGAGGCGCTGGCGGATCTGGTGGTGGTGGTGCTGGAAATACTTCAAATTCTGGAGGATCTGCTGGAACATATGCAACAGGCGGTGGTGGAGGTGCTGCCGGTGCCACTAGACCTCAAGATTGGGATAATTATTTCGCATATAATGGTGGTTCTGGAATCGTAGTAGTTCGTTACCAGATAGGATCACTTACTGCAACAGCAAAAGCAACTGGTGGTCTTATAAGTTTTTATAATAATAAAACCATTCACACTTTTACTTCTACTGGTACTTTTACTAATACTTCTGGATCACCTTTATCAGTAGAGTATGCAATAGTCGGTGGTGGTGGTGGAGGTGGATCCCAAGAAGGTCCTGGTGGTGGAGGTGGGGGAGGATATTCCACTTCTACAACAACCGTATCTCCAGGATCCCCAAGTGCATTATCTGTAACAGTTGGTGCCGGTGGAGCATACTCAGTTTCTCCAAGTCCTGGTTCTTCTGGTTCTTCTTCAAGTTTCGGTCCACTATCTGTTGGTGGTGGTGGAGGAGGAACAACATCAACAAATTGGCCTAACCATGATACTGGAACTGGTGGTTCATCTGGAACACCACAATCTAATTCTGGTGGATCTGCTTCAAGGAGGGCAGGTGGTGGTGGTGGTGGTGCTGGTGGAACTGGAAGTCCTTCACCAGGAACTGGTGGTCCTGGTGGTATTGGTGTTCAACTTCCTACATCATTTAGAAATCCAGTATCACAACCTAGCCCAACTGGAGGTGGTTTAGGTGCTCCAGGTCCAAGTAGTTCTTACTTCTGGGTAGCGGGAGGAGGTGGTGGCGGTTATGGACAGTCAGCAACAAATGGTGGATTAGGTGGTGCTGGTGGTGGAGGAGATGGTAAAGGTGGACAAGGAAACAACCCATCGAGTAGGGGAAATCCAGGAATGATTAATACTGGTGGTGGTGCCGGGGGTGGCGGTGGTGTTGAAGGGGGATATAGTTCATATCCAGGTGGAAATGGTGGATCTGGACTTGTAATAGTTGCATATCCTTCATAAATACTCAAAAAACAGAAAATGGGCGTAAGATCGGTCAATAATTCACTACAACAGTTTTTAGACACCTTCGTAAGAAGTGGTACTGATGCTGCAATTCCTTATGTTGCACCATCAGGATTAACAGCAACTGGTGGTGTGATTAGTGATTATACTGATGGTTCTACTGTTTATAGAGCACACATTTTTACTTCATCTGGAACTTTTACAGTAAGTGCAATAGGATCTCTTCCAGCAACCATTGATTATCTTGTTGTTGCTGGGGGTGGTGGAGGAGGATTTGATATTGGAGGTGGAGGAGGTGCTGGTGGATTTAGAACTTTCACAAGTCAACCAGTATCAACATCTCCCGGAGTATATCCAGTATCAGTTGGTGGTGGTGGTTCTGGTGGAACTGCACACCCAATTAATGGATCTCAAGGAACTCCTTCAGTTTTTAATTCACAAACTTCCACTGGTGGGGGTGGAGGTGCTTCCAGATCTGGTCCAGTTTCTCAAAATGGCGGTTCTGGTGGTGGTGGTGCATATGTACCAAATAACACTCCAGGAACTGGAAACTCGCCACCAACATCACCCTCGCAAGGAAATCCTGGGGGAGCTGGAGGACCTGGAGGATCTGGTGATGGTTCTGGAGGTGCCGGTGGTGGCGGTGGTGGAGCTGGAGGACCTGGTACAATAGGTGGTTCTGGGAGCAGTAATCCTGGAGGACCTGGTGGACCTGGTTCTCCAAATGTTTATGCTTTTGGTCCATCTAATCCAGTAACTTATGCAGGTGGTGGTGGAGGTGGCGGATATAGTGCTTCATCTGGAACTGGTGGAGTTGGTGGTGGTGGTGATGGGGGTCCTCCATCAACCAATGTCGGCAATCCAGGAACATTTGCAACTGGTGGAGGTGGAGGTGGAGGTAAATCTGCTGTTGCTGGTAATGGAGGATCTGGTGGTTCCGGTATCGTTGTAGTTCGTTACCAAATCGCACAACTAACAGCAACCGCAAAAGCAACTGGTGGTGCTATAAGTTATTATGGTGGTAAGACTATTCATACTTTTACTTCTACAGGAACTTTCACTGCCCCAGGAACTTTTAATGAACCACAAGTAGAATACTTTATTGTTGGTGGTGGAGGCGGTGGTGGAGCACCACCTGCACCAGGATCTGGCGGCGGTGGCGGTTCTGGTGGATACAAAACGGGAACAATTCCTCTTGCTGGACCATTTACTGCACCTGTAACAGTTGGTGCAGGTGGTGGAAGAAATACTAATGGTGTAGATAGTGTCTTTGCAGCACCTTCACCACAAACAGCAGGTGGTGGTGGGTATGGTGGTGCAAGAACTTTTGCTGGAGCACCTGCCCCTCTTGGTTCTGGCGGCGGCGGCGGTTCTGGTGGTGCTGCAGGAACAGGAGGTCCTCAAGGAACTTCGGGAGGTGGTGGAGACAGTTTTCCTCCTGGATCACCATATCCAAATCCAGGAAATGGTGTCGCTGGTGGTGGCGGGGGTGCAGGACAAGCAGGACAACCATTCCAACCTTCTCCTCCTGGTGGTATTGGTGGTTATGGTGGATATGGTGTTCAGGCACCTCCAACATTTAGAAATCCTGCTTCTGCACCTGGACCAAATGGAGGTGGAATAGGAGATGATGGAACTTATGGAGCAACACCAACAGGTGCAAGTCCACAACCAGGTAGTTGGTGGTTTGCTGCTGGTGGCGGCGGTGGTGGACAAAATAATGCAGGAACTTATTCAGGTGGTCGTGGAGGTTCTGGTGGTGGAGGAAAAGGTGGTTCTTATCCTGGTGCCACTCCTGTTGACGGTCAAAATGGATTAACAAACACCGGAGGAGGTGGAGGAGGTAGTGGTAATGATAGTTCAGCAAAAGGAGGACTTGGTGGTTCCGGCATAGTCCTAATTGCCTATCCTTCATAAATAACTAAAAAAGTTCAATGTCAAGAACAAAAGTCCAATTAGTCAGTAATATCGTAGGAAATGTATCAGGTGGTGCAAGTTTTACTGGCATCGTTACTGCAGCAGGTGGTTTTAATCTTGGTATTTCATCAGCAGGAACAACAATCACATCAGGTCCTGTAAAGACACTTAACTTTGTAGGAAGTGGAAATACCTTTGCAGTCAGTGGAACAACTGTTGATATCAGTATTTCTGGTGGTGGTGGATCTGGTGTTTCCACTTCTGGAATTACTACAGGATTTATTTGGTCTAATCCAAATTCCGTTAATAGTGCAGTTACATTAAATCAACCAAATTATAACTATGCAATGTTTGGACCAGTTACCCTGAATGCAACAGTAACTGTTGGTGTCGGTAATACATTTGTTGTTGTATAAGGAGGTTGATAAATGTCTACTTTAAGAGTAAATAAAATTGTTGATCTCAATGATACTGGACCCGTTGAGTTTACAAGAGGTGCCACTATTCCTTCTGGCCAATCTTTAAATGGAGATCTTTCCATTAATACAACTGGAGTAGTAACCTCAACTTCATTAGTTGTGAATGGAAATATGAATTTATCTGGAGTTGTTACTGCTACCACATTTAGGGGTGCAGGAATTGGATTAACTGGTGTTCCTGGAACTCCAAATGGAAAAGGAATTGCATTCACATTAATCTCATAGAACAATGTCAATTAACTCCAAGATTAAAGTCAATTCAATTGAAGCAGCTGATCCAGTCGGACCTGTAGTAGTTTCTTATGGAGCCACAGTTCCAGCAGGAGGAACTTTTACGATTAATGGAAATGCCAATTTTGCAGGAATTATTACAGCAGGAACTCATTCAGGAACAAATGTAAGTGTCTCTTCTGGAATTGTAACAGCAAGATCTTTTTCCGGCAGTGCTTCGGGACTTACAAACTTGCCAGTAATCAATAATTCAAAATCAATTGCCTTTACATTAATAGGATAAAACAATGACAAAAATCAGAGTTAATTATGTTGTAAACCAAAATGATGATGGTCAAGTTGAATTGACCAGAGGTGCAACAATTCCATCCGGAGGACAATTAACGGTAAATGGTGGATTTAATGTTACTGGAGTTCTGACTGCAACAAATTATAATGTTAATAGTATGAATATTGCGGGTGTTATCACTGCAACCTCTTTCGTTGGAAGTGGAGCAAATTTAACTAATCTTCCATCAGTTAGTGCAGGAAAAATAATTGCGTATAAAAAAATATTTTCATTTGATGAATGTTATAGAGCATAAATAAAACAAAGAAATAAATTTCAGTAAGAAGGTAAAACTATGGCTGCTCCAAATATTGTGGGTGTAACAACTATTGTTGGTGTGACTACGATGGTGAGTTTAACGAGCACTTCACCAACTGTAATTGTAAGTAACGCTTCAAACAGTGACTTTGTTTTTAAAATTAATTCCATTATTGTAGCAAATGTTGATGGTACAAGTAGTGCAGATATTACTATTTCACTTAATAATGCAGCTGCAGGTGGTGGAACAGCATTTAGATTGGCAAGCACTGTTGCAGTTGCAGCAGATAGTACATTAGTTGTTCTTGACAAAGCATCTTCAATTTATCTGGAAGAAAATCGTTCTCTTGTTGCTACGGCATCTGCGGCAAATGATCTAGAGGTTATTTGTTCATATGAAACAATCATTGATTGATTGGGGGATTAAATATGGTTAATCCCACACTTTTATATTCTTATAAAGGATCTGAACCTGATATTTTGCCACACAGAATTAGATTAAGTTCTGGAATGACCAGAACGGACAATACGACATTTACAGAAGAAGAACTTTTAGATGTTGGATTTTTTGGACCTTATGAAAAACCAGAAGAAACAGAAAATGTTTTTGATATTATTTGGGATAATCAAGAATTAAGATACGTAATAGTTACAAAAGAAGAAAATGAACTAAATGAATTTAGAAATACAATTTCTTCTTATATTTCACATTGCGATTGGACTGTATCTGAAGATTCTCCACTACCAGAAAATTTAAAAGATGAATGGATTGAGTATAGAAAAAAATTAGAAATAATAAAAGATAATCCTGATTACAAAAATATAATTTTACCAAACAGTCCATCATATGAGTACTAAATATTCACAGAGGACGTAAAAAAATGCCTTTAGGAGCCATAGGGAGAAAGTTCTCTCAAAATCCAATCAGAACATTAGGGAAAGATAGATCTTTTGTGGGTGTTACAACAACTACAGCATCTTCTTCAACTTTTGGATACAATGGATCTTCGCAGACATATACAATATCTAGTTCCGGTATTCCTTTGGGTTCTGGTTCGGGAATTGTTAGGAGAAATGTAATTGCATATTCTTTAAATCTTAATATTAAAGCTTGGGGAGCATCTGGTGGTGGTGGAACTTCAAATTGTTTTGGTAGTGTTACAACTCCTGGAGGAAATGGAGGTTTTGTTAATGCAATAAGACAAATTCCTGGTGCAGGGAATGTTATTGGTAGCTTAAAATCTTTTGGTTCTCAAAATTTAGTAGCTCCGCCAGCAGAAACCTCAATAACCTATTATGTTGTGGTCGGTCAAGGTGGAGTTCAACTTGGAGGGCCCACTTTTGGTGGGGGAGGAGGTTCTCCTGGTCAAAGAGAAGCAAGATCTGGTGGAGGGGCTTCTTGGGTGGCAAGCGCATATCCAACAACTTCAACACCTCAACTTTATGTTGTTGCCGGCGGCGGGGGTGGTGCAGGTAGATCATATGGTGGTGCAGGCGGAGGACCAGCTGCTCAAAGTGGGGGTGGTCAAAGCAATGCTGGAACTGGCGGGTTTCTTTCAGGAAATACTGGAAATGGACCAGATGGTTCTGGTGGAGGCGGTGGATTTTCTGGTGGTGGTGGAGGTGCTGGTGATGGTGGGGATTGTAGAGGACTTGGTGGTGGGGGTGGAACTTCATACATTAGTCCCAATTTTACCACCATTACTAATGGAATCACTAATACTGATTCTGATCCTGTGACAGTTACTTGGTCATCCGATCCTGATTATGGTTCTAGTGCTGGTCAAGGTGTGGAGGGTTCTGGAAATAATGGAAGAGTAGTAATTAAGATGACATATGAAGTATAATTATGTTTGTATTTTATAATTTGGAGTATTAGATCTAATGAATTTTGATAATGTTACAATAACTGATAATTTTTTACCAAAAGATGAATTATTTCATGTTCAAAATATTTTTTTAGGCTCTGATATAAACTGGTTCTTTTATCCATATATAACTCATAAAGATAAGGGAAATTCAGATCCTTCAGAGTTTCAATTTGTACATACAATATATGATGTTAATAGAGGAGTTTGCAGTAATTATTCTCAGGATATTTTTAATTTTTTCTTTGAAAAACTAAACATTTATGTTTTACTTAGAATAAAAGCAAATCTAACTACGTGTTCTAACCAAAATAAATCCAGGGAATTTCATACAGATTTTTTGGGCAATATTATTGAAAATTCAACAACTTCAATATTTTATATCAACAGTAATAATGGTTATACTATCTTTGAAGATGGGACAAAAATAGAAAGTGTTTCAAATAGATTGATCACTTTCCCATCATATTTAAAACATACTGGAGTTTCTTGTACAGATGAAAAAACAAGAGTTGTTTTAAATTTTAATTATTTCAAAAAATGAAATGATAAATCACATTTTTCCAAATTATTTTTATGGACATTTTTCTTCCAATGACAATGAGAAATTATTAAAGTGTGTTTTTGAATTAAAAAAGCATCAAGATCAAAGTTTTGGATGGGGATACAAATGTATTTCAGAAAAAATAAGATTAGCACCAAATGATGAAATTGTAAGTTTGTTATATCCATCCATTTATGATTTTATCACAAAATTTCAAATTGATTTTGATCTTAATCTTGATATCAGATTGTGTGATATATGGAAAAATATTTACAATGAGGGATATTTCCAAGAAGTTCATGATCACATAGATGGAATTTGTAATTTATCTTGTGTTATTTTTTTAAATAACTGGGAAGAAGGGGATGCTACATTTTATTTTCAAAATAGAAATTTATCGGAAATTGACAAATTTTGGAGAAAAATTGTCAACTCTTCAACTCATTATATAAAACCAAAAAAAGGAGATATTATATTATTTCCTTCAAATATGCTTCATGGAGTTTCTCCACACAGATCTAAAAGAATAAGAGAAACAATATCTATAAATTTTAGTATAAGTTGACTTCTAAAATTTGTTAATATATAATTACACTGAATATATCATTCAAATATGGCATTTCAATCAATTTGGTATTTTTCTGATCTACCAGAAGACATAGTAGATATCATCGAACGAGACCTCACAGAAAAGTTCGAAGAGCAAATGGCAGACTCCAGACTTCACGGAGATGCCCTAAACAAAGATAAAAGAAACTCACAAAATGCCTGGATTCCCACCACACATTGGGTAGGCGGATTTGTATGGCATTATATTGAACGTGCAAACCGTGAGTACTTCCTGTATGACTTGCATTGTATTGATGGAGAATCAATGCAGTTCACAAAGTACAGTGAAGGACAGTTCTATGGTTGGCATAATGATGCAGGACTTGCAACTCAATACAAACCTGTAAGTGTTGGTAATCGTCAAGATGGACTAGCACAAGACTTTGTGAATGAGAATATTGAACTTGTAAGGAAACTTTCATTCGTGGTTCAACTGTCTGATCCCGATGATTATGAAGGTGGTAACTTGCAACTGCTTGATGAAGCAGGTAATAGTTATATTGCTCCTCGTAAGCGTGGCACTGTCATTCTGTTTGATTCCCGCACGATGCACCGTGTTCTTAAAGTTACAAAAGGAACCCGTAAGAGTTTGGTAGGTTGGACAGTCGGCAAGAGGTGGCGCTGATATGGCAGAACAAATGACAGAACTGCAACTGATGATGCAGGAAAGGATGAATACAGGAACTGCTTGGACCCGTAACGAATCCTTTGAGAAGAATGGATATTTGGTCATCAAAGACCTATGGGATCCAGAAGAACTTTATCATCCTCTTCCACAAGAACGAGGACAGATGAACTGGTGGGGCAAACAGATAGATCAGTTTACTCATCAAGAAGTAGAAATGCAGGTCGAAGGGTCGCTGGCGCGTTATTGGCACCCACAATATCGCCAGATTCATACTGGTATTCGCCTCAAACTAGAAGAAGCACTGGGTCGTAAACTTTATAATACTTATTATTACGACCGTTATTATTTTCCAGGACAGGAACTGACTCGTCACGCAGACCGTGATGCCTGTGAGATTTCTGTGACGGTTCATATCAGCACCAATTTAGAAGGTGAAGATGCCGATTGGCCCATCTTCATTAAAACGCCAGATCAATACGCAGATAAAAAGAAGACCCAAATTCTTGTACCAGGAGAAAATAGATCCATTATCCTAAAAGCAGGTGATGGTATGGTATACAAAGGATGTTCTCGCCCACACTGGCGGGAACCGATGCCAGGACTTAATAAAAAAAATAAAAAACTATTTGGTAAAAAACAAGAACAATTGTACTATCACCAAATTTTCTTTCATTTCGTGCTTCAAGACGGACAACGTGCTCACTGTGCTTGGGATAGAGCACGATGAAGACACCACTTTTTGAATACCCTTCTTATCAATACCAGATTGATGATTGGGATTTTAAAAAGAAGGGACTGTTAAATCGTATCAACTCTCAAAAGTTTGTAAGAACCACATTGCAAACTTTTGAAACT